GCTCTATACTTATCCCAATCAGGATCAAGTGGTATTACATCTTTGTTTAATGCTATCTCTTCGTAATGAAGTTTAATTAAATCTTGTATATCATTTACTGCTTGGTCAAAACCTTCTATACCAAACTCAATCATGCTAGCTCCTTATATGGAACCTGCCTCTGCATCTATCTCACAAGCTTGTAATCTAAGGGGAACATTGTCTGTATTGAAGAACTCATAAGCTCTTCTTCTGAATGAACCATTCTGATATAAAACACTTCTATCAGTCTTTAAATCCACTTTACGATACTCGGACCAGGTATTATAATCATCATCCGTATGTCTGATGTTGAGTGTCGTTCCCACCTTATCACCGACTATTTCTAGTCTAGATATAAACTTACGTTTAGTTGATTCAGCATCAAACAGGTTAGTTCTTACTCTAAATTGAATAGGACCCGCATCGTCAGTATACGAGCCTTCATTAATATTATACACGTTTCCATCAATATTGTCAATAGTATAATGTTGATTATTCCAAGAAGCATAGAATACACCATCTAAGATATCTTCTTTACCATTAACAAACGATGTCCATATCATCCATTGTTTAAGTTTAATATCTAAAACAAGTGTTATGTTATCGTCTATTAAATTAAGAACATAAAAATAATGTCCTGATATCTTTAAACTATAAGCTCTAACATTCTCTAGGTTAGTTGTATTATTAAGAATACGTTCTACACCTATGTTAGTTACTTCAACAGGTCTTGTACCATTAAGCATAAGAACTGTTTTACCATTATCTTTACCTTGTGCAATCCATACTACAGTCTCTTCCATCTGTACTATAGAGTTACCACTAGCACATCCAAACTCAAGGTTAAAGGTTAAGTTAGGTAGTAATGGTGAACCTACAGGAGTAGCTGCATCATAGAAGAACTCTGTAGACCACTGTTTAAATGCTACAATATAGTTAAGATGTTTAACTAAACCTACTGCATCATCAGGCTCTGACTCTGCTGTAATAAAGTTAAGAGCATTCCAACGATTAGGATCTTCTGGTTCACTATTCCAAATCTTACCATCTGTTGTCATAATAACAGTGTAGGTATCAAAGTAAGTAGCACCTGGTACTATATTACCTGATGGGAAACCATTTAACTGTGAGGTAGCAGCCGCTGCTGTACCTACATAAATCATTGTAGTACCACCATTAGTAAAAGTAGTTGTTGTATCAGTACTAGTAGGTCCTGTTGATCCTGAAGTACCTGGACTTACTACAGTATATAAGTTACCATTATAATATACTTGGAAATTATTAGGATATGTTGTAGAAGGTGTCCACTGTGTTCCTATAGTAACTGTAGGTGCTATAGTATAACCACTACCTGCATTAGATATATTAATACTAGATACAACTGTAGAAGATATAGCCGAATAAGCTTTAGCTGCATTACCTGCATATGCTAATGTTGCTGTACCATTTGTTGCACTACCACTTGTAAAAGTAGGTGCTGATGTTCCTAATGTTCCTGCTGTAGTAACTGTATATAAATTATCACCATAAAAGATCTGTTGATTTAATGTAACAGCTGTACTAGCTACCCATGAAGTACCTACGACTACTGAAGGTAAGTATGATGTTACATAAGTTAAAGTAGCAGTACCATCAGTACCTGTTCCTAATATAAAATTAGGAGATGTAGTACCAGAAGTACCAGCACTTGTTACTTGATATACACTACCATTAGATGCTACATAACTATTAAGAGTTAATGATGTAGAAGCACTCCATGGTATAATATAAGCTACTGTAGCTGTTCCATCAGATGCTGTACCTGATGTAATAGTAGGAGCAGTTGTACCTGTAGTACCTGCTACTGTATATAAATAAGAATTAGTACCTGTTGTTACAACTTGATTAACAATAACTTGAATAGACGCTGTCCATGGATAAATCTGAACATAACCTGATCCACCTGCTGTTAATAAGATAGAATATAAAGTACCAGAACTTAATTGAGTTAAAGTAGTACCATCATATGTATAACCATAGTCTCCCTTTTGGAAGAATAAATATTTATCATTAGCTGTCTTAGAAAAGTAACAAGGTGTTACTGTACCTGTTAAAGTACCTACTGTTGTTGTTACACCTGCTGATGTAGTATTATAAACAGTATTGTTAATAACACTAATAAGATTACCTTGGAATACATATAACCCTTGTGATTGACCTGTACCAGGTACAATACCAGTAGCTACAATACCAGGACGTTTAACTGCATAGACAGTTTCTCCATCCTTTTCCATGTAACAGTTAACCATCTTAGAACCCTTATCAGTTGAGTTATTTCTAAACTCAATTGGGTATACAAATGGTAAACGAATTGTATTAGCCATTATCTAAACTTAGTATTCATTGAACGAGCATCTGGTTGGAAGAATGTAGAAGTATTCTCAACATCCCAAGCGGCTAAGCGTTGTTTATATTGTTCAGCTCTTTGTGTAATCAATGCTGCTTTTTGATCTAATCCGTATTCAGGAGCTAGTTCTGAAGCTAGACCCCAACGTAAAGCTTGATACCATTCTTGAGGGAAGTCAAGAGTTTGATTAGCTGCTGTTACATCTTGTATAGGTCTTTGTATAGTTAAATGTAAAGCATAGTTAGTAGCTGTATTAGAGTCAGGTGTTAAGAATACCTTTAACTCACTATAGGTTACATAAGGTTTAAGGAATACAGAGTTAGTAACTCCTGTATTATATTTAGATCCTAATAGATCATACTCTTGTTCAGATATCATTGTCATAGGAATATCTACTGGAGGAGATACTTCATTGTTTCTTAAGAAAGCATTAAGAAGTCTTAGAGGACGATCTGTAACTAGATCATTACTACTATCACTACCAATTTTGTAAACCGTTTGTCCGCTTACTAATGGTAATATAATTTCCGGTGTTGTCCAGAATTTAATGCCATCAGTCATCCAATCTTTAATTAACATATTAAAGACTAATGATGCATTCTCAATAGTAGCAGAATCTGGTTGTGCACCTAATTCAATAACACCAATCACTCTAAGAGCTGATGTTATGATGTCATTACGTGTTACACTGAAGGTTGTGGTACCTGAAGTAGCCATGTTTAATCCTGTGATGTAGTTGTTATCTTTTTGTTTTTAGCAAAGAACCTATCGTGTATTCTAACAAAGGTCCAGAATATAGTGAGTAAGGCTGCTAAAGGGGGTAATAAAGTAGTTATAGTACCTAAAGCTGTTACAGCGGCTACTGTATCTACTACATGTTTTACGGGTTCTGTTAGTTGTGAGTGATCGACCATTTTATTTCTTCATAGTTTGTTTATAGCACAGAACCCAATCTCTAGCGATACAGTTTTGTGCTTGGATTAATGTAATTTGTCTTTTACATACTTGACGGTGAAGTTCATTCTCTAACTTATCTTTATCATGAGCATTGTTTATACCACAATAGCTTTGAGGCCATAAGTTAAGCTGATCGTTATCACCACCTAGTTCTAAAGACACCAAGTGATCTATCTCATATCCTTCTTTACATACAGATCTATCATTACCTGACATACCATAAGCTGTAAAGACTTGTTTCTTTAAAGAATCTGGAACATTACGAACTGTGCTAGTTTTAGTAGTACATAGTTCATCTACTGTTACACTTCTTGTCTTACCTGGGGTCTTGACTATATTTGGGAGTTCTGCTGCTTGTACTGATAATGCTAATAAAAATACACTAAAGCTCTTTAGGATCATATCCATAAATCTTTGATACCTTTTCTGCTAATTTAAAGAAGGTCTTATTATGTAATTCATATCTCTTACCTTGGAGATACATAAGCATGTGTACCATTTCATGTAGCACAGTCTTACATATAGAGGTGAAATGACTATGACGAGCAATAGAGATTGTAATACAATGTGGTTCAGGTTGATACATACCACATATTTCAGGATCATCAACAATAAGCCATTCTATTTTACTTGCTACAGGGAGGTCATATTTGTCAAAGGGTGGTAGTTTACAAAACAATGTGTACATTGCCTTAACATACTCTTCTTTGACTAATACACTCATTTTTTAATACTCAAATACATTCTTTCGCCAATGACAAAGCTCATACAAGCACCTGACATATCTAGGAACACCGCTATAACAGATGCACCTACTATTCCAGGAAAGAAAACAATAACACCAGTAAAAATAAGAATAGCACTAATAATAACATATCTAAATGATGCTCTTAGGTCTACAATCCATTGAGCTGGTTGTCCTGTAACAGTACCATCTAATGCTGACATAGCTTGTAGTTTTTGAGCTTCAGCCTCCATAAGTTGAACTCGTTCTTGTACATTCTGAGGTTGCCCACCAGCACCTCCAGTGATACGAGCAAAGATACCTCTTAGACCATCAGTAAATGCTGGTACTAAAGCAGGTAATATAAGTGATAATATGCTTCCCATTATTTAACCTCTACTGGATAGAATCTATCAACTGGAAACTCACTAAAGTCTCCACCTTCCCATTGAATATGTATCTTGTTACCATTAGCAGACCAACAAGCTTTCATGACTTGCTTATCTATTCTTTGGGCTACTGCTTTAAACCCTGCTGTATCACATTTCTCTTTAGAAAGTACAATACGAACATTCTCATTATATTGCATAACCATATACTCAACTGCATTAGCATATGAAAATACAACTAGTAATAATAAAGCTAATAGCTTTTTCATGATTAGTCTTCTGAATGAATAACTGCTTCTGTTTCACCAGTAATAGCTGTTGCTAAACTAATATCATTAGTTCTAAGAATATTAGCTGGGAAAGGTTTTGTAATTGGATCTTGAATTACTTGAGTTTCCACTGTAGCTTCTGCTGTAGTTGCTTTAGGTGTTAAAGCATCTACTATATCTTGTAA